TGCGCCAAGTTCAACGTGCGTTCCGTATTTCAGGCTTTTATCGTAATCGACCTTAACAGTAGCTTTTGTAGCCGTAGCCTTATCTTTTTCAAGACGGAGGCTCTGTTTTAATGCGCCCGTATCCTCGGGGCAATTACGCCGTGCATCTTCAAGTGCGATTTGCCCGCCTGCTTCAGCACCCTTCATCAGAACAGATGATGCAGCATCCTCCATCGATTTCAGTTCCTTCGCAAGGGCACTCGCTCCTTCCACCGCCACTTTCACCTTTTTCTGCTTCGCACTGTAGCCCATCCGATACCATCTCCTTTGCCGTGATTATCGTCCACCTATGCGAGGTGGTAAAATCCCCAACCGCTATAATTTCGTAGGTTTTATCTGCGTATTTTAAGCGGTGCATAACATCGATTTTAGGGTTGTACCGCAAAGTGATTTTCGTTATATGCTCGGCTTGTACTTGCTGCGCCTGCATAAACTCCGTACCACTACTTGGCTCGATTTTTGCCCATAAACGGCATACGTCGACCCACTCTCCGTCCTCACCGCCGTAAGCATCACGCTCCACAACGAATTTCATAAGCGTAATGCGCCGATTCAGTTCGCCAATCGTCATTAGAACCTCTCCTTGCGATACGCAAAAAGCATACGTCTTACAAGGTCAAGGGTCGTAGCAATATCCACGCCTTCCTTGGTCTTGCTTATTTGCCTCTCTTCGTATAGCGTGCCTACAAGTATCAGCATTGCCTGATATACAGTTTCGGGGATTTTGTCGAAATCTGTCAGTTTTTTACGCATAACCTCTTCCACAAGTTCTTTTGCGGTAATGATTAAGGAGGACACAAGCGTATCCTCCTCATCTCCGTCTATGCGTAAAAAATCCTTGGTTTCCTTAAGGTCAAGCATTTCTCTTTGCAAGAGTTACGAAAGGCGAAACGCTTGCAGAACCCTTGTAAGGCGCGAGAGGCTTATTCCAAATAGGCTTACCATCAACACGATAAATGAAACGGAATACCGACTCATCGTAAAGGAAACGAACGTGGATAGACGATGCCGCCTTCACGCCGCCCTTGTCGATAAGAAGGTACTGACCGACGTCGGCAAGAATGATATCACCGACATCACCCGCCGCAGAACACTGCTCAAGCGGAACAACGGGCCTGCCGAAGAGAGTGCCGTAAGGCTTTTCGGAAAGACCGCCTGCGGGGATATACACGGGCTTATCTCCAACCTTGAGGGTGTAAAGATAAGGCTCAAGTTCCTGATTGATGTACCATACCGCATTGCCACGGGAACGGCTCCAGAGTCTGTTCCACATCTTGATGAGGTTCTCAACGGTGATGATGTCCGTCTGGTCTTTCTCGGTGGCAACGGTTACGGCTGCGCCACTGTTAAGGATACCGAGAGGTTCACCTTCACCCGTACCCGCAAGGATGGCATCGTCAATCTTGAAACCGAACTCCTCGGCAAATGCCTGACGGATAACCGCTTCAAGTGCCGCCGCATCCTGCAAGAGTTCATCGGTTGCGTAGCAAAGACCCGTGAGCTTTTTAAGGGAAAGCTCCATCTGTCTGAACTTGGGCTTGGAAGCGGTAAGTTCATCAGCCTCACCCTCCCAATAAGTCTGCACACCACCCCAACGAGAGCCGTTAGCACGGGACTCTTCGTCAACGGCATTGATTTTAAGGCCGTTTGCGTTGGTGCTGATAGGGATTTTCTTAACCTTGGATGCAAGGATACCCGTTTCATAGGTACGCTTTAAAAGCTCGGTTACGAAATCCTGCTGAACAAGGAAACCGCCGTCAGAGGGCGTGGTCTCGTTAAGCCCCATAGCCGCACGGGTGGAAAGTCTTTCGTCAACGTGACCGCCGGGCATTGCCGCACGATACGCTGCAAGCAACTGCTCACCGAAGGACGTAAAACGCTTTTCCTCGGTTTTAGAGGGAGTAGCCTTTACCTCGGGAGTTTCAACGCTTCTTTCCTCGGGTTCGATAGCGAGGAGTTTTTCAGCGCGGTTGATGGACTCGTCCCAAGAACGAATTTCATTTTCGTACTTGTCGATTTCCTTCTGCTCGTCCTCGGTAAGGAATCTGTCCTCCGCCTCGGACTTGGAGAGAACCGCCATTGCCTTAAGGCGGGCATCCTCTCTCTTGGCTCTCATTTCGAGAATTTTCTTCATTGTCATAGTTAATGACCTCCATTAAATATTTTTAAATTTTGTTTTTAAGGCGTTGATTTTTGCCTTGTTTTTTGCGTTGCGGGCAGCGTTTTCGTGTTCCTCTGCCACTTTGCGTTGTTCTTCTTTGTATCCGTTGTACGATTGCATCGCACGAACACCGACATCGGTTTGCGTATACGCAGGGAAAGTAACAGGGCTGACGTCAAAAAGGCGCACCTTTTTAAGGTCACGGGTGTCCATACCGCCTTCCGATGCCCAACTGTCCTTTTCCACGATAAAACCGATAGACATTTGTGAGATGTCCCCACGGCGGATACTTGTTACGATATCCCTTGCCCAACTGGTGTCGGGAGGGTTGATGCGAACACGGAGTCCCACGTCGTCTTCGGCAAGCTCAAGCGTACCCGCTTTATTTCTGCCAAGGACGTAGTTGGGGTCGTGATTGAAAAGCGCACGGATATCGTCCTGCATAATGCTTTCTGCAAATGCGCCACGGCTCACTCTTTCCTTGAACGGGAAGATACCACCGAGGGTTTCGCTCCAAAGGTCGAATACCGCTGCGTGTCCTTCAATAACACCGCCGCCCTCATCATTCACTCGAAGTTCCGTCATTGGGAGCATTCTCAGTTCCTTCTGATTCTTCATGGCTACCTCCTATTTTTTTATCATCCGTCTTTGCAGACGTCATATTGCCGTTAACGAGATAATCGTCACCACCCTTATCCGCAGGGATAAGCTCCATATCCTCAAGAGTGCGGATATCGTTGATGGACATCCATCCGTTCTGCCTTGCAATGGCATAGCCTTCCATACGGCTTTTGTAATCACCGCGCAAAAGACCATCGACGTTGAATTTTGCAAAATATAAAAGCCGTTCACTTTCATCAAGCAACGACCTCGCTATTTCTTGTTCCCAACGCACTATCCACGGGCGGATGGTATGCTGAACGAACTCTATGGATTGATGTTCAATATTGGAAAAAGTCGCTCTCTCAAGGTCACCTACAAGGTGGGGAGGCACTCGGAAAATACGGCAAATTTCGTTGACTTGGTATTTGCGGGTTTCAAGGAACTGTGCGTCCTCGGGCGCAATACCGATGGTATGGTATTTCATACCTTCTTCCAATACGGCAACCTTATGACTATTGCGTGAGCCTTGGTACACTTGATTCCAAGATGCACGGAGCTTTTCGGGGTCTTTTAGAACGCCGGGGTGTTCAAGCACTCCGCCCGGACGTGCGCCGTTGCCGAAAAATTTAGCGCCATATTCCTCCGTGGCAAGGGAAAGTCCCACCGCCTCACGCGCCTGTGCTATGGGGCTGATACCTTTAATCCCGTCAAAGGACAGACCTTTCAAGTGGAAGACTTGATTTGGCTTGTATACGAAGGTTTGATTCGTTACATCGTCCGTATATGTGTATTTGATTTTCTTGGTCTGCGTATCACGCTCAACTGTCATATTTTCGGGTTTTAAGTACCAAAGCTCGGTGACATGTCCTTGTTTACGAATAATACGCGCATAGGCGTTGCCGTAAAGCAAAAGGCTCGTCATCATCGTTTCTCGGAACTCAAAGCTCGTCATCTCATCGTTGGGGATTTCGTATAGGCAGGAATGCAAAGGATGCGCCTCTGCAATCTCCTTCTTACCGCCTTTGCCTTTTTTATATAAGTGCAATGGCAAACTTGCTATCGTTTCCGCAAGGATTTTGACACAGGCATAGACCGCCGAGGTCTGCATTGCCCGCATTTCATCAACCCTTACGCCAGCACTTGAATTGCCCACGTAATCCACATCGACACCGCGTATAAACTCTTGCATTTCTTTGCTTGGAGCCGTCCTTATTTCAGGTGCATCACGACTACGCTTTTTTGAAAAAAGTCCCATTTTACCTCCGTTTTTGTACGAAAAAAGC